TTTTTAAATGTACCATTTGATTGCCTTACTTTCATATAGAAATCAGGAAAGTATCTATGTGGCCGATTATCAACTGAACGATAGTAAATTGCTATTTCTTCACTACCCCATTCTAACACGTCTTTATTTCTATCACAATATCTCATAAACCTATGTTCCCAAGAACTTCTATAAATTATGTTTTTAACGTTGCCTTTATATTTCTGTGGGTTCAAAGGTTTAAATATACCTTGATAGGGTCGTTTATCTATATTCTTCAACTTCTTCATAAACCTATTTATTACCAACATAAATAGTATTATGGCAAGCGTATTTGATACAATCAAACTAAAGGCAGGTGATACGGACAGGTCCGCTACTTGGTATAGAACACAAGTAAATAGAATTGCTAGTGGTACTACTGCTAGACAGTTGTTTAGACAAGGCAAACTGAACGGTAGACCTAGTGTAGGACGATTGAACTTATTTGGGTATAATCCTAAATTTAGAAAGACATTACCGTATTATGATATATTTCCTTTAGTATTGCCATTAGAACCAATATCAGGTGGATTTTTAGGTATGAACTTTCACTACCTACCACCGTTATTAAGATTTAAATTATTAGAACGTATGCAACAGTTTGCTGATGATACAAGATTTGATAGTAAAACAAAATTTGATGTAAACTATGATGATGTAAAAAATATTAAGATTGTAAAACCAACAATCAAAAAGTATTTGTATTCATATGTACAAACAGGATTTTTAAGAATAAATGCTAACGATGCCGCAGTTGCGATATATTTACCAGTACAAAGGTTTCAAAAGGCAAGTGAAGCAAAAGTTTATTCAGACAGTAGGAGATTTATCTAATGGCAATAATTAGAGGTGGTAAAAGAATAGGTGGTATTTTTGATATTAGAATAGGACTACCAAGAGATAAAGGTTTTGATCCTGTAGAAGCAAGTAAAAGAATTGAACAAAATAGAGTACAAACAAATACCACAGTTAACAAGTTTAGGTCATTAGTTTCAAGTGGTGAAGGTTTAGCAAGACCTAATAAGTTTATTGCTGTTATAAACTTTCCAAGTCAATTAACAGCTCAAACAAATTTTGATGGTTCAGAATTTGCAGAATATCAAACTGCTTTAGACTACACAACAAATTTAAAAAATGATATTAGAGAAAGATTATTCTTTTTCTGTGATAGTGCCACTTTACCAGGTAGAACTATAACAGATGAAACAAATGATATGTTATATGGTCCAGAAAGAAAAATAGCAAGAGGTGTTAGTTATGAAGACATAACACTAACTTTCTATATGGATCAGAACATGGCAGAAAAAGTCCTATTTGAATCATGGCAAAACTTAGCAGTAAGCCCTAATACATACAACGCAAATTACTATGATGAGTATGTAGGAAGTATTGATATATTTCCATTAGTAAATTTAACAGAAGCTGCAGATATAAAAAATGATGAGGCACAAAGTAGAGCACCATCAGGTCCATTAGCAAGAGCAACTGTAGGTGCTAATTTCTCACATTTAGTTGAGGCATTTCCCAAAACAATTGCACCAGTAGATTTAAATTACTCAACAAATAATTCATTAGCAAAATTAAGTGTTACATTTTCATACAGATATGCTATATCACCTGCTGATTTAGCAAATGCAAATGTACAAAACCACGAAAGAGTAGGTGGTAGATTGTACGGTGATGTACGATTACCTACAGATGACATAGACCAAAGATTTGGTAAAACTTTAGGAGGAATTATTAAAAAGTTACCACCTGATTTAAGAAGAGCAGGAAGAGATGTAATTAATCAGGCAAAAACAAGATTTCCAATAGGAAGAATATTTGGTGGTAAAGTGTTTCCACCATTCTTCTAAATAGATTATAATTATATAATAAGGAGTTAAATAATGGCAATACCAAAGATTGTGACCCCAACTTATGAATGTGAGTTACCATCAACAAAACAAAAAATCAAATACAGGCCGTTTTTAGTAAAAGAAGAAAAGGTTATGCTTGTAGCATTAGAGTCAGATGATAATAATGCCATACAAGATGCTCTTATAGAAATTTTACAAAACTGTGTTCAATCAGATATAAAGGTTGAAAAGTTGCCTATTTTTGATTTTGAATTTTTGTTTTTGAGAATACGAGCAAAATCAGTTGGTGAAGTTATCAATTTAAAACTCAAATGTGATGATGACGATAAGGTAACAGTTGACTATGCTTTAAATTTAGATGACTTACAAGTTAAGTTTAATCCAGAGCATAAACTTGAAATACCGTTTAGTCAGGATTATGGTGTGATAATGAAATATCCTACCGTCAAATCTTTTAAAGATGATGTTTCACCTAGTGAAGTTAGTTTTAAACTTGTAAAAGATTGTGTTCAAACAATATACAAGGGAGAAGATACTTACGAAAGAAACAACATTGAAGAAAAAGAACTTGACGAATGGATTGATACATTAACACCTGAACAATATAAGAAGATACTAGAATGGTTTAAAACTATGCCTAGAATTGAACATCTTATATCTTATAGTAATCCTAATTCAGGCAAAGAGTTTAAATTAAGGTTGCAAGGAATCAAAGATTTTTTTTAGTTTCCCTCAACCATGATACACTAGAAAATTACTATAGAGTTAATTTTGCATTGATTCATCATCATAAATATTCATTAAGTGAATTAGAATCAATGGTACCGTGGGAGAGGGAAATATATGTTGACCTCGTTTTAGAACATTTAAGAGAAGAAAAACAAAGACTAGAAGAAAAAAAGAGGAACAGATAATGGACGAGATAAAGGTCGCAGAACCAAAACAAAAAATTAGTGTTGATTTAGAAGTTGACACTTCAATAAAAGATTTAGGTGTAAATCCTTATGCCAAGTTAATACATTTAGCGAGAGCGGTAGATAGTTGGAGAATATTTCCAAGAGTGTTTATATCTACTTACATTTACTTGTTATATAAAGTAGTAATCTGGTATATGAATTTAGAAGGACCTACGATGGAACAAAGTGGGTTGGTCAGTATCGTAGTTGGTGCTGGTGCAGCCTGGTTTGGTTTATACACAGGTAGTAGAGCAAAATCAGACAGTAAAAAATAATGAAATCATTTAGTACCTTTTTAGCAGAACAAAAAAAAGAAACTCCTGATGTAAAGGAGAAAGTAAATATAGCTTCAGCAGGTTCTACATTTTTTCAAAAGTATATTTTAGAAAACAAATTAGGACAATCCCGTATTCAAAGAGATAATATTTCTAATGCTGCTGTTTCTTTAACAGATGAATTTAGACAAGATATAGAAGAACTTGATAATGTTGATTATAGAGGGTTTGTATCTTTTATTAGAAAGTTTGAAACTGTATTAAATGAATTAGAAAGTAATAGGTCTTTATCAGATGCTGACCGTGATTATGTAAGAGATGTAGTTACAGAACCTTTACAGCAAATATCTACTATAAGAGGACCCATTTTAAGAACTGCTTATGCTTTAGAAGATTTTAGAAAACAATTTAAACCTTTAAAACTTGCTGATACATTATTAGGTGATTTGCCTGTCATAGGTAATATTATCAAAGGTAAAATTGAAGATATTGAAGCAGGTGAGGAAGCTGTTAGAAAAGCAGGTTTAAAAGCTGCAAGGGCAAAAGCAGTTGAGTTGAGAAAAAAAGAAGGCATTGAAGAAGACACTGGAGACTTTGGTCAAGGTCAACTAGCAGGTGGTGATATTAACTCATTGGAAAGTCAGTTAACAGAGCAAAGAGCCGCAGATGAAGGTAGACCAGAATTAGTTACACCAATAACATCATTTAGAAAATCTGAGGAATCACAAAAAGAAGCGGCAACTCAAAGAGAAGAAACACAAAACATCTTTGAGGCAATAATGGCAAACACTGCTGAAACAAATGAGATATTAAAAGAACTTACTGAAGCATATAAAGATGAAAATGAAGGTGTAAGTGAGATATTAGACGCATTTGGTAATCCTATTGTTGCAGGTGCAACAGGTGCCGCAGGTGCAGTAGGTGCTACTGCTCTTGCTAAAAAGTTTACAGGTAAGAAAACAGCAAAGACAGGTACTACAACACCCAAAGGTTCTAAACTAAAAGCAAGTGTTAAAAAGGCAAGTCAAGTAGCAAAGACAGGTGCTAAAGGTTTTATATCAAAAGTGCCTTGGTTATTACCTGTAATTACAGCATATGATGTTGTAAGTGGTTTTGCTAACGCAGACGAGATATTAGAAGCAGCACCAGATGAAGAAGTTTCATTTTTTGATAAGTTAGGTGCAGGTTTAGGTAAGGCAGCTGAAACATTTACATTTGGTCTGGTTGATGCCAAAAAGGCAGCAAACTTTTTAGGCGCTGAACCAGAAAAAATTATGCAATCTGTTGACACTTCAACAGCAACAAGTTTAGGCGATATACCTATTTCAAATATTGCATCGGCTATGACTATTGACACAGACATGGTTAATCTTAAAGCAAATGAAATCAGAGCAGGTACAATTGAAAACGAAATGAACAAAGGTACCGAAGTTATTACACCGCCAATTGTCAATACAAATGCCAATACACAAGTCAATAACAACACAATGATTAGTGCTAGTTTAAACGCAGAAAACAACGATGGTACAATCAAAATAGGCAGAAATAGTCTATATTAATTGTATTTTTTCATATAAATATTGATATGGCAGTTACAGTTAGAAATTATCCAATAGATGTTACAGAGCAAGATGGTCACTACATTATGTTTACCATTTACGAAACTGAGCATTATGAGTACAATTCACCATATACAGATGTAAATATACCACAACAAAAAATAAATTCAGCAAAATTACAAACGTTTGGTTTAGCAGACACCGTTAGACAAAAAATATTAGACAATTTGAACAAGGTTTCAAATATATCAAATGTAGCAAGAAGTGGATTGAATGTATCAGATTATACAAAAAGAGATAGGGTTTCAACCTTTGCAGGTCAATTTAATGCTGCTAAACCTAAAATAGCAAAAGCTGCTATAAGTCTTTACACACCAAGACAAATTAAAGTCGCACATAAAATGAATTATAACGCTGAAGATATGTCAGCAGTATTTGCTGGATTAAAAGATGCTATTGCTGGTCAGTCAGGTAGTGTAACAGACGCTGCTAAGGCTGCATTACAAAGAACACTTGGTTCGGTAGGAAGATTTGCTGGCTCAGGCGGTGCTCAACAGGCATTATTTGGTACAGCAATAAATCAAAACCTTGCTGAAGTTTTATTTACTGGATTAGATTATAGAACATTTAGTTTTGAATATTCATTTATGCCAAGAAATAAAAAAGAAGCACAAGCTGTAGATGATATTATTAATATGTTTACTTTTTATGCTTTACCAAATCGAAAACAAACATCAGCGATGACGTTTGATATACCTGCTGAATTTAATATGAAATATATGTACTATGGTAGAGAAAACAAATATATTCACCCAGCACTTACACTTGGTTTAGAAAGCATTGACATAACATATGGTGGTGAAAAGTTTGCCACATTTAGAGGTGACAGTAAAGGTGCTCAACCTGTAAGAACAGATATGACATTAACATTTAGAGAACTAGAATACGCTGATAGACATACAATGAGAGAACACTTTAAAGGCAGTAAAATTAGTGGTGTAAATAGAGATCCTGATGTTACCGCAGATAGGGATGCTGTCAATATGAATAATGACCCATTTGGTCTAGGAGCAATGGACGGATCATAATGCAATACTTTGAAACATTTCCAAAACTTGTCTATGATGTAGAAGGTACAGGTAATTATAAACTTGTAACTGATATATTAAGACGATTTAAGGTAAGACAAGGTCTTATTAACAACACCGTTTTATTTGATAAGTACAATGTTAAATTAGGTGAAACACCTGAAATGGTGTCACAAAGATTTTATAACTCACCTTATTATCATTGGGTGATATTATCAGTAAACAATATTAAAGATAGATTTTATGACTGGCCATTAGATGCTCAACAGTTTGAAAATTATGTAAAAGGTAAATATACAAATCCAAATGGTGTTCATCATTACGAAATTACACAAACAAGTGGTCCTACAAGCAGTTTAAATAACACACACGTTATACAAGTTAATAGTACCACATCAGGTGCTCAAGCAGTTTCAAATTACGAATATGAGCAAAGACTACAAGATAACAAAAGACAAATCAAAGTTTTATCTATAAGGTACTTGTCAGAATTTATAGATGAATTTAAAAAGGTAATACAAAGATAATGATATGGCGACTAATACAAAAGTTTATTCAGACAACAATTTAGTCCAACAGGACGATTTTCGTATCACCGATGTGTATATTTACAACTACAAAGGTGATAAGATACTTGTACCTGATATGTTAGATATTAACATATACGAATCCATTTACAATTCAACACTTTCAGGCAGTATTTCATTTATAGATATTGATTCAATTGTAGAACGTTTACCTGTTATTGGTAAGGAGTTTATAGAGTTTAAAATTAGAACACCAGTAAAATATAACGGTGATTATGGTGGTGAAATAAACGCTGTTAAACACAAGTTTTTTGTTTACAAAGTATCAGTTAAAGAACAAGTTTCATTTAGAAATCAGGTTGTGTCATTAGAATTTTGTTCACCTGAATTAATAAGAAACAGCCGTGTACGAATATCAAAAGCGTATGAAGGTTCATATGACGAAGCAGTAAAAGACATTTTTGAATCAGAAAAAATACTTAATAGTAAAAAACCATTATTTATTGAAAAGACAAGATTAAATCAAAAGGTGGTGATTCCTAATTTACGACCAATTGATACCATTAATATGTTTGCCTCTCGGGCTGTATCTACTGTATCCAATAGTGCTTCGTTTTTCTTTTTTGAAACCACACAAGGTTTTCATTTTCGTTCTTTAGACTCAATGTTTAGAGATTTAAAAACAGGTGTATCTCCATCAGCACCAATGTTTCAATACAGTTTAGAAACATCAGGTCAACCCAATCCAGATGTACCAACAAGAAGTCCTTATAAAGATTTACAACGAGTTTATACTCACTCATTTAAAGATAATACCGACACTATACAAGACAATATGCAAGGCACCTATGCAAGTAAATTAGTAACTCATAATCTATTTGATAAGTCCTTTACAACAAAAGAGTTTAATTATCTAAAAGACTATTTTTCATTACCACATTTAGAACAAGACGAGTCGTTATCAGACTTTCCGTTAAAGTATTCAATACTGCCTGAAAACCCTGCTGATCCTACAGATGAAAACACGAATAAAGAGGGTCGCTATAGTGTCTATTCCGACTATACAGACGGAAAACTGATGGTTATGTCAAATACATCAAAGATACACAATACCAACCTAGACAACGGTTATCATGTAGAAAACACGTTACAAACACGAAAACATACATTAAACATATTAAAGGCATTAACACTTACTATGACCACGCCTGGTAATACACACATCAACGCAGGTCAAGTTGTATATGTAACTGTACCGTCCTATGCAAGTGAAGCGTATGAAAAAACAGATAAACAATTTAATAGATTTTTAACAGGTCGTTACCTAGTAACCGATGTAAGACATAATATAGACTTTGGTGAAGAAAAACACAAAACATCGCTAACACTTAGCAAAGAAACATACGCTTATCCTCTTGCTTCAAACTCTGGACTACCAGATATAGAATACGAAGACGAAAAAACTATAATAGACGTAGGAACAGGCACAGAATATGCTTAGAGATTTAGTAGTTTTTCTTTGCGAGTTAGAAAATTTTTTCCATAGAACCATAAGCATGGCCACAAGTAAGGTCACAATAGAGCAACTGTACAAAGAATGTAAGAATAGAACTAATAATTACATAATCTAAAGGACCTAAGACAATTAGAAAACAATGATAGACAATAACGCAGTAAAATCAATGAAACAGAAAGGTCCTAACAGATGGCCTAGATTAGTGCTTCGCACCGCGGACGCCTACGGGATTAGTAAAAATACGGATAAATATATGGACCTGACCGCTTTAAATACGGTCATTTATGGGAATTTTTTATGAGTTACAATAACTTTTTAGGACAAGACGGATTCATTTGGTTTGTAGGTGTGGTCGAAGACAGAGCAGACCCTACTTACACAGGCCGTGTTCGAGTAAGATGTCTAGGCTATCACACAGATGACAAAACAATATTGCCTACTTCAGATTTGCCTTGGGCCAGTCCTGTATTACCCATTACTTCATCAGGCATATCTGGCATAGGCCATACGCCAACAGGCCTATTAGAAGGCTCGTGGGTGTTTGGTTTCTTTAGAGATTCGCAGTACGCTCAAGAGCCAGTAATCATAGGGAGTTTGCCTGGCCGGCCATCAGAAATCGCAGAATCATCAAAAGGTTTCTATGACCCTAACGGCATATACCCACGTTACATTAATGAACCTGATACCAATAGACTGGCCGTTAATGACGAAAATAATCCCCATCTTGGCCTTGAATTAAGAAAAGCAAGTCGTATTACAGGTTTAGCAACAGCAGACTTTGACGCAACTACGGCCGCAGATGGATCGTCTATAAGTGCAAGTGATACAGATACTTGGGCACAACCAGAGATTGCCTATAATGCAGTATATCCATATAACCACGTAACTGAAACAGAAAGCGGCCATATATTAGAATTTGACGATACTTCGGCCGCAGAAAGAATATATCTTGCTCATAAAACAGGAACCTCTACTGAATACAACCCTAATGGCGACCTAGTAAACATAATCAAAGGCGACCAATATACACTTACCTCTGGCTCAAACAAGGTTCACATAGACGGCCTATCAGACA